GTTATTTGGCGGGCCGAAAAAGATGTCTCTTAATTCCTCAATCGAAGAGATGGCTCCGGCAATAGAAAAGTTATCAGCGACTTTAGAGCCGGAGCAATTCCTTGATCTCGTTTTGGAAATGCTCACCATGACGCGCGTGGACGGACGCGAGGTCGTGCCTAATTTCGACATGGAATTTACCGGAAATCTATTATTCGTTTACAAAATAGCATGGTATGTCATAGAGGTAAACTATGGAAATTTTTTCGGGCCAAACGGTATTGGAAGGATGGGCCAGGGCAATACCGTTCCGGAAGTTCTCCTTCATCAAAAATCCTGACCATACTTAAATCAGTGGATGAAGAGCTTCTGGAGGAATGGCCGATATGGAGGTTGGTAGAATCGAGGATAGTCTCTCTCACTGAGATTGAAAGCACATGGAGTTTAGACGATGTATTAAGGGCAAACACTGTACTTGATATCAAGGCAAAAATAGAGGAGGCTACGATAGCGAAATGATTCCACAAGAAGTATTAACGTCGGCGGTTATAACGGTTGTCACCATCGTTATCACATATCTGGCGACATCCATTATACAGCGCAGTGAAGCAAGGGGCGCGATGAAAGAACAAATGGAGAAGCATTTAGAGATTTATCACAAGGACGATATCGAGGAAATAATCAAAAAGCATCTTGATAGTTGTGGAGCGGTAAAACACATGGAAGCTTTACAAGATGAAATAGTAACCATTAAAATGGCTTTAACATTCCTTGTTGTAAAGCAAAATGGTAACCCCAAAGAGATCGGACTCGTAAGATGATCGTCCGTGAGTTAATAAATAAGATTGGGTTCAGCCTTGACGTTTCCCAGCTACATGCTGTTGAGACGAGGATTAATAAACTGTCTCACGATTTTAATGCGGTTGGCAAAAGATTGAGTATTGCTATAACCGCTCCTTTGACCGGTATTGCCGTTATGGCATTAAAGACGGCCGAAGATATCGACAAAATGCGGCTTTCTTTTGAAACATGGACGCGATCTGCTGATACTGCAAGCCAATTAGTGCGGGATCTGATAAAGTTTACATCCGAAACACCATTCGGCCTAAATGATGTTGAGGAGAACGCACGGAAATTGCTCGCCTACGGGATATCGTCAAAAGACCTTATTCCTACCTTGCGGATGCTTGGCAATGTGGCGACCGGAGTTGGCATGCCTTTGAACGAGATCGTCAGCGCTTACGGGAGAATACAGGCGCGAGGGAATGTGATCGCAAGGGACATGATGCGACTGCGGCAGGCTGGTAAATCGTTGACTGATGCATTAATCCAAGTGACTGGATTGTCAAGGGATGCCATCGGAGATATGCTCAAAAAAAACAAAATCTCCGCCGAGACGATAACCAAAGCATTCGAAGCCATGACCTCCTCCGGGGGAAGATTTTATGGGGAGATGGACAAAAGGAGCAAGACCCTTGGAGTCGCTCTTAAAAACCTTAAAAATAGCACCGTACTATTGCTCGCGGACTTGGGAATAACGATAGAAAAAACATTGCACCTCGGAGAGAATATTGGCAAGCTTACTGATGCAATTTTCCGCCTATCCGATTGGTTCTCACGGTTGTCTCCGCAGACGAAATCTTTTTTGGTCATAGTGTCGGCGATCGCTGCCGCCATCGGTCCGGCAATTCTTTCGCTGGGAACATTTTTGGGGCTGCTTAAATTCGCGGTCGGTGGCTTGGCTGCCTTCAGCGGGGTATCGGTTATCGCACTTGGGTGGATTGCGCTTGCGGTCGCCGCTCTCGGTGCGCTCGTGCTTCTCGTCGACGACTTCATGGTCTACATGCGCGGCGGAAATTCGGTGATAGGTAAATTTCTCGAACCATGGGCACGAATCGGGCCGAAGGTGATGGCATATATCTCGATGTATTGGGATGCCATTAAAGGCACGGTTATGGGGATAGTCGAGTACGTGCAGGGCATACTCCAATTAATCGTTGGCGTAATTACCGGCAATACGGAACTTGCAACCAAGGGAGCGCATAAAATAATTGTAGGCTTTCTAAAGATGCTCTACAATCTTGGAGCCCTTGCCGGAGAAATCGTCATTGGTATTATCGTTGGATTGATCCCGGCGATATTCAAGGGCTTGGTTATTCTGGTTAAAGAATTCGACACGATGATCAGAACTTTTGCCAAAACGTGGGTGAATATTTTCATCGATTTCCTGGTTGTGGAATTGTCCCGTGCCGGGAAATACATTATGGATAATACGCTCCTTGGTGTGATCCTGAAAATGGCCGGGGCTGTCGGAAAAGACATCGGCGGAATGCTGGAGTCCGGAACCGGTATAGGCCCTTCTCCGGCGCTGGCGGCTGCGGGCTTTTCTGGCGGGGCGGGATCTCCTTATCTATCGACCGCGCCGTCCTCGTCAATGTCGGTGGCAAAGAATGTCAATGTGAAATCGACCATCAACCTAACGCTTCCCGTGGGGACCGAGCAACAGCATATTGATATGGTGCAGCGTGCGGCCGAAAGCTCTGTACAGGAGATTTTCGACCGGCACTTACGCGGCGTAATGGTCAATAATAGCGGGGATAGATAAAATGGCTGTCAATCTGATAATCAATCCGAAAACTCCGGGTAAAATCGACGTGCTTGAACTCGATGCAACGTTGTCGGATAGCCATGAGTACAGTAATGAACTCACATCGTACCCTGTTGAAGATGGTGCCGATATAACCGACCACATCCGAAGGCATCCTGAGCATGTGACCATAGAGGGGTTTATTTCTAACTCGCCGGTTAAATATTACGATATCGATAGTAAGATCAGAAATCAGTATTTAGGGGATCAATCCGGGGGCGCTGACGCAAGTCGTGTCCCGGCGGCACTGGAGAAATTGCTAGAAATAGCAGGCTACGATCCTGCGGGGAAGTTCGGTACGGTGGTCAAGGTTCCGCGATCGGCGAAGATCATTACCATAATCACCGGGTTGAGAGATTATAATGGCATGGTAATGACGAAACTCAGTATTCCAAGGAATCCGCAGACAAGCGGGACACTTCATTTTTCCGCAGAATTCGTGAAAATCACACAGGTTAAAACCGAGATTACAAAAATACAGAACACAAGCGAGCTTAACGGCCGTGCCCCAAGGACAAATAACCAGGCATACAACAAGGTTGACAAAGGAAAACAGGCCGCCGAAGAGACCAAGGCAAAAACACAAGTGGGCGCTTTGAAAAAATTATTGTCAAAAGGAAAAAAGGCTATTGAAAATCTATGATAACAATACCATTTGCCGACTTCCCGTCGTTTACAGAAGAGATAACCATTGACAACATTCCGTTGAGATTCGTTTTTCGCTGGAATAGCATTGGCAATTTCTGGGTCATGAGTATCGCCGACAGGGACCAAAACCCAATCGTATCGGGCATTAAATTGGTCGTGCAGTATGAAATTCTGAGCCGATACATTTCAATTTTGCCGGTTTCCGGAGAATTGTATGTCGTCGATGGGCAAGGTAAATATGACGAAATACTGCAGGACGACTTTACAAATGGTAGGTTGGAATTGGTTTATGTTCCGGAGGGCGAGAATGTTGCAGTTTGACCGGAAAGCAACGGTGATAATTTCCAGCGACGGACAGACCGGGCTATCTACCAGTGGTCTGCGGGTTGTGTTCGATGTCAAGAAAACAAGCACAGTGGATTTTAATACCGCCAATGTTAGCGTTTACAACTTGTCTGAGACGACACGAAATCAAATTAAAAAGCTCGGAGGACAGATAACTGTGAAGGCCGGATATTCGCAAGATTCCGGGGAACAGGTTATTTTCGTCGGCGACATATCGATGGCAAGCAGCGAGATCGTTAAGCCCGAGGTTGTGACCAAATTCGAGGCCAATGACGGGGAGAAGAGAATCCATTCAAAAAAATTGTCTGTATCTTACAAGGCCGGAACTGGCGGCAAGCAAATTGTAAAGGACATTATAAGCACGACTTCTTTCCCTCTCAAGAATATTAATTGGGGGTCTTTCTCTGATAAGATTTATCCGCGCGGGTTCTCGTTTGCCGGGTCCGCAAAAGTGCTTATGACCAATGTTTGCAACTACTTGGGGCTTGAATGGTCTATACAAAATAACGAAATAAAGCTCATAAAGTCCGGGACAAGTGACGGCGCACAAATTATATTCCTATCACCATCATCCGGAATTATTGGATCTCCCGTTAGAGTAAAAGATGTCGGCACGAAAGACAAAAAAGACGACGCGATCGAGGGATGGAAAGTAAGCTGTCTATTGCAGCCATTAGCCGAACCCGGAGGCGTTATAAAAATCAAAAGCGCCGAAGTCGTTGAGGGCTTGTACCGCATAGTTGACGTCCAGCACTCCGGTGATACTCACGGCGGAGATTGGAAATCTATAATAACGGTGTCGGCGCTATGAAACAGCAAGCACAAAGCCACGTTCCGACATTACAACAGGGAATACTATCCGTTATCGACGGGGTGCTCAATCACCTACATACCTGCCTGCCGGGGATCGTGGAGCGATACGACTACAAAACACAGACGGCGGAAATTAAACCAGCGCTAAAAAGAAAATTCGCGGATGATACTGAGGTAGAACTCCCCATCATTCCCGGTGTCCCGGTGATATGGCCGGGCACCCAGGACGGCGGAATGAGTTTTCCGTTGAATCGCGGTGACACTGTAGCGCTGATTTTCTCCGAGCGATCGATGGACGAATGGATTAGCAGGGGCGGAGTCGTGTCCCCTGCCGACGGCCGTCAATTCGACCTTACTGACGCAATGGCTATTCCAAGGATCGTGGCGGGTGCGACTGCCGGGCATGCGGACAATAATGATGATATGGTGCTAAAATTTAAATCGGCGTTAATACGCATAAAATCCAATGGCGATATCGAAATAGGCGGACTCAATCCAGCTTCTTTACAAAATGTCCTCACGAAAACATTTAAAACGCTGGTCTACGATAACCACATTCATCCTGCTCCTGGCGGAACGACATCGCCACCGGAACCTATCCCCGATACGCTTGGGCTGACGATAACCGAAAAGGTGAAATTGCAATGATTGACATAAAGCTCGATACCACAACGCATGATCTCGATCTGTCAACTTTAGACCTGCAATTTGTCGATGGGCTTGATTATATCGCGCAGAAACTTAAAATTAGGTTATGGTTTTTGCTCGGCGAATGGTTTCTGGATACTACGGAGGGGGTTCCGTATTTTGAAGAGATACTCGTCAAAACCCCTGACATATCCAAGATCGAAACCATACTTAAATCTACGATTTTGGAAACTGACGGCGTGACTGAGATGCTGATTTTCAACACCACATTCGACCGTGCACTGAGAAAGTTCACCGTCACCTTTACCGTCAACACCATATACGGAATTTTGGAACGATCGGAGACATTATGAGCATTGCATTCGGACTTTCTGATACTGGCTTCGAGCCGAAAACTTTGATGGACATCAAGGCAGAATTGGAGGCGGAATTTAAAACCCATCTCGGAGATGTCGATGTTTCTGCGGCGTCGGTGATTGGGCAAATCATTGGCGTGATAAGCAAGGTTCTGGCCGATATCTGGGAGACGGCCGAAGATGTATACCTATCGCAATATCCGGATTCTGCCGCCGGTGTTCCGCTTGATAACGCCGTGGCCTTGACCGGTATAACTCGCAGGGCCGCTACAAAATCGACGGCATTGCTGG